AGATATTCGCGGGCAAGTGGCGCGTGGATGAGTTCGAGCCTGCCGCCGACTGGGAAGGCCCGTATTTCGGCCTCGACTTCGGCTTTGCGAATGACCCGACTGCTGGCGTCAAATGCTGGCGGCATGAAGGGCGTCTGTACATCGAGCATGAAGCCGGGCGCGTGGGACTGGAGTTGGACGACACGGCGCAATACCTGGCCGACCACATCCCGGACATCTGCCGATATGTGGTTCGCGCCGACAGCGCCCGCCCGGAATCCGTCAGTTACCTGAAACGCCCGGACCCGCGTAACGAGCGCCCGCACATTCCGCGCATTGAGCCGGTGAAGAAATGGACTGGCAGCGTTGAGGATGGGATTGCTTACATCAAGTCGCAAAAGGAAATCGTCATCCACACCCGGTGCCGCGAGATGCAGAAGGAGGCGAGGCTGTACAGTTTCAAGACAGACAAAAGGACAGGTGATATACTGCCGNNGACGCCAATAACCACTATTGGGATGCTGTGCGTTATGCGTTGGGCGGACTGATCAAGGGCAAGCAATCGCCAATGGGTATTCGACTCGGAGTGGCCAACTGATGGCAGACGTTACTTTCCAGCACGGCGACTATGCCGAGAACTACGACGCATGGGAAACGGTCGAGGATGCATGCGCGGGTGAATCCGAGGTCAAAGGGAAGGGCGTCAAATATCTGCCGCAGCCGAATCCGACAGACAAAAGTCCGGAAAACACCGAGCGTTACAAGCAATACAAGGCCCGTGCCGTTTATTACAATGTGACGCGCCGCACGTTGCAGTCACTGGCTGGTGCGTGTTTTTCGCAAGCGCCAACACTTGTCACGCCGCCATTGCTGGCCTACGTCAATACCGACATTGACGGACAAGGGCTGAGCATCTATCAGCAATCACAAGTTGCAGTCTCCGAGGTGCTGCAAAAGGGCCGAGTCGGCATCCTTGTCGATTATCCGCAGACAACCGCACAAGCCACACTTGCCGACATGCAATCTGGTCGCATCCGGTCGACTGTCGCACTTTATGAAGCAGAAGACATCGTCAACTGGCGGACTGAGAAAGTCGGGGCCAACCACGCGCTGTCGCTTGTCGTACTGAAAGAATGCGCGCAACAGGTCACCGAGGACGGGTTTGGCACTCAAGAGGTTGATCAATATCGCGTGCTGCGGCTTGCGGGCGGCGTTTATGTCATTGAGCTGTATCAGTTCAACGACAAGACTCAGACATGGGACATGATTGCGCAAAACATCCCGCTCAATAGCTCCGGCATGGCATGGACGCAAATCCCGTTCACGTTCATCGGTAGCGCTTCCAATTCCACCGCGTGCGATCCGGCTCCGCTGTACGACCTGGCAACCCTGAACCTTGCCCACTATCGCAACAGCGCCGACTATGAGGATTCCGTCTACATGACCGGACAGCCTCAGGCGTGGATATCCGGCCTGTCGAACGAGTGGCGCGATTGGTTGCAAGATAAAGGCGTTTACATCGGCGCACGGGCTGCAATGCTGCTACCTGAAAATGGTAATTTTGGCATCGCCCAGGCCGAACCGAACACGCTAGCCAAGGAAGCGATGGATGCCAAGGAAAAGCAAATGCTGGCTATTGGCGCACGCCTGATAACGCCTGGAAGTGCCGTCAAAACCGCAACAGAAGCGCAGGCAGAAAACGAGTCTGAGCATTCCGTTGTCTCACTCATTGCCGCAAACGTGAGCGAGGCTTATACGCATGCCCTTGAGTGGATGGGCGAATGGATGGGCGTGTCCGGCCAGATGGAATACACAATCCACGTTGAGGCCGCAAAGTTCTCGGTTGATGGCGTCATGCTTGGCGCTCTGGTGTCCGCCAATCAAGCGGGCAAGCTGCCGGATTCTGACCTGTTCCGCATCCTCCGCAAGATGGACGTTATTGATGCGGAAAAGTCGGATGAACAGATCCGCGAAGAACTGGCAGCATCAGGTTCCGCCGGTCTTGAGTTCGGCGCTGCCTGATGGCTGAGATAAACGGCATCACCTCGCCGGAAGCGATAAACATCGCAACCCGTGGGCAGGTTTTGCTCGAACGGCTGAAATCAGGGCAGGCGGCAAAGTTCGCACCATTCCTGAAACGCATGGAGGTTATCCTGCGGATGCGCCTTGCCGCTGGAGACCTTACCAGCTATCAGGCCGCAAAAGTCACGGCGCTGCTGCAATCCATCGAAGGCGACTTGACCGCCGTCATGGGTGAATACCGAACGATGCTGACGGGCGACCTGATTGATACCGCGATCCAGCAGGCGCAGTTTGAGGCTAAAACGCTCGATCATCTTGTCACTGAAAAAGCATTTGAGTCCTTTGTCCCGACTGCCGAACAAGTCCGCTCCGCAGTACTGACGGCACCATTGTCTGTCGTCGGTTACAATCAGGGGCAATTGCTGGAATCGTGGCTGCTAAACTGGTCAGTCGGTCAGATTGAACAGATTAGCGGCGTCATCCGGCAGGGATACTATCAGGGCCAGACTACCGACCAGATTGTCAGGGCGCTGCGTGGCACGACCAAAGCTAATTTCCTGGATGGCACGCTTGCGCAAATCGACCGCAGCAATCGCACTGTCGTCCGTACCGCCGTCCAGCATATGTCAACCGTGGCGCGACAACAGACTTATCAGCGCAACAGCGACCTCGTTAAAGGCGTCCAATGGGTATCAACGCTGGACAGCCGCACGACGACGCAATGCCGTTCACTGAGCGGAAAGCGGTTTCCTGTCGACAAAGGGCCGCGACCGCCTATCCATCCAAATTGCCGAAGCACAACCGTGCCTGTGCTGGATGATGCGTTCGACATCCTTGACAAAGGCGCGACGCAAGCCAGTAAGGGCGATGAAGGCGGGCAACAAGTATCGGCTGACCTGACATACTATGAGTGGCTGAAAACGCAGCCAGCGGGATTTCAGGATGCGGCTATCGGGCCGGTTCGCGGCAAACTGCTACGCAATGGCGGACTATCGGCAGACAGGTTTTCCGAGTTACAACTCGGCCAGAATTTCCAGCCTCTGACGCTTGAACAGATGCGCGCTCTTGAGCCGCTGGCGTTCAAGCGGGCAGGGATTTAATACCGGCAGGGCCGGGAAAATGCACGGGGTGCATCATGTCATTGAAGTTTGAAGTAGATACGGTTGAAGGTCTGGACGCTTCCATTGCTGGTCTTTACGACAAGACGGAGAGCGGCAAGTTCCGGCTGAAGGTTGAAGGCATTGAGGATGTTGGCGGCCTGAAAAAAAAGGTTGACGAGTTGCTCTACGAGAAGAAAGCCGCAGCGCAGGCTCGCGCCGAAGCTGAAAGAGCCGCAGCCCAAGCCGCCGAAGAAGCCGCCCGCAAGTCTGGAGACGTTGCCGCGCTTGAAAAGTCATGGCAAGAGAAGTACTCTAAGGGAATTGGCGAAAAAGACAGCGAATTGTCGGCGCTGCGGGGCAGTCTGAACAAGATGCTGGTCGATAACGTTGCCGTGAGCCTGGCTAATGAACTGGCCGTACAAGGCAGCGCGGCGGTACTGATTCCCCACATTAAATCCCGCTTGGAAGTTGACACGACCGGCGGCGAACCCAAGACGATTGTTTTGGGAACAGACGGAAAGCGTTCGGCGCTGACCGTTGACGAATTGAAGGCAGAGTTTGCGGCAAATCAGGCGTTTGCGCCCGTGCTGGCAGGCTCGAAAGCGACCGGCGGCGGGGCCTCTGGTACTGGTGCAGGCGGCGGGGCCGCGAGAACTGTTTCACGCGCTCAATTTGAGCAAATGTCAGCCGGGCAGCAGATGGAACACATCCGCGCCGGTGGCAAGGTAAACTGACCCCAAACCGCATAGGTGCATTATGACCACGAATACCCTGACGAACCTGATCCCTGATCTGTACGCCGCCCTGGACGTTGTGTCCCGTGAGCTGGTCGGCATGATCCCCGCCGTAACCGTTGACGCCTCCGTGAACCGCGCCGCCGTCAATGAATCCGTCCGCGTTCCCATTACCCCGGCCAATACTGCTGGTACCGATATTACTCCGGCTATGTCGATCCCAGTCGAATCCGATCAGACAATTGGCAACGCTGAAATCAAGATCACCAAGTCCCGCGCATTCCCGTTTTCGTGGAATGGCGAAGAACAGCGCGGCCTGAACAACGGCCCTGGCTATCTGGGCATCCGCGCCAACCAGATTGCACAGGCCATGCGTGCCGCTGTCAACGAAGTCGAAACCGACCTTTGCGCAATGCATGCCGTTATGTCTCGTGCTGCTGGTGCTGCCGGGACCACCCCGTTTGCTACCAACACGGCTGGCCTGACCGCTGCCCGCCAAATCCTGGCAGACAATGGCGCTCCGCTGTCTGACGCATCATTGGTTCTCAACACCACTGCTGGTGCAAACCTGCGTACCCTGCTGAATGTCAACAGCGCCCGCGATGAATCCCGTCTGCCGATTACTCAGCAAGGTGTGATTACCCGCATCAGCGACCTGAACATCCGCGAGTCTGCACAAGTTGTAACCTCTACCGCTGGTACAGGCGCAACCGTCAAGACCAACACCGCTGGCTATGCTATCGGGGCGACTACCATCACCCTGAAATCTACCGGTGGCACTGGCGCTGTCGTTGCTGGCGACGTTATCACCTTTTCTGGCGACACAAACCAATACGTTGTTACTTCCGGTGACAGCGATATCAGCGACGGCGGCACTATCACCATTGCGGCTCCCGGTCTGCGCAAGGCGATTGCGACTTCTGAAACCGCCATCACCATTGTCGCTGCTGCTGCCCGTTCGATGGCGTTTTCACGCTCCGCTATCGTGCTGGCAACCCGCTTGCCGGAACGTCCGGCTGAGGGCGACCTCGCGCTTGACGTGATGACCATCACCGACCCGCGCTCTGGCCTGTCCTTCGAGGTGGCGATCTATGGCGGTTATCGCAAGATCCGCTACGAAATCGCGCTGGCATGGGGCGTCAAGTGCATCAAGCCGGAACACACCGCGCTACTGCTGGGCTGATGAATCACCGGGCAAGGATGCCCATTCTTACTTCCGGGGCGGCAAATGACGATCACGGTTGAAACAGGATCAGGCACGAACGCAGCCGCAAACAGCTATGCCGGCGTGGCAACTTTGCAGGCGTATGCGGAGGCCAGAGGCTACACTCTCCCCGACACCGACGCAGGATGCGAACTGTTGCTGATCAAGGCAATGGATTACATCGAGTCGCGTCGATCAAGATTTCAGGGCGTCAAAACGTCAAGCACCCAACCGCTGCAATGGCCGCGTGAGTGGGTGATTATTGACGGATATGCCATCAACAATGATGCAATCCCGACTGAGTTGATCAAGGCGCAGTGTGAACTGGCCGTGGCCGCCTACACAATTGACCTTCAGCCGACATTGCAGCCGTCAACCGTCGGCCAAGTGAAGTCAAAACGCATTGAAGGCGCGGTGAGCATTGATTATTTCGAGTCTGCTGCCAGCAAATACAGCCTTCCGCAATTTACGGCAGCAAATGGCCTGCTGGACGTTGTGTGTAAGCCTAAAACCTCGTTTATGGTGCGGGCATGACGCTCTACGCTGAAATGGCGACAATGGCCACTGAGCTACTGACGTATTTTGGACGTTCAATCGTCCTGACCCGTCCATCGCTCAATTTCAGCAATATCACGAATAAGCCGGTATCTGGCGGGACAACGAACCTGACAACTATCGGCGCTTTTACCAACATCAAGCGCAGCCTTATTGACGGCACTCGCATCCAAGATACTGAGCGCGTCATGGTCATTGATGCATCGACTGAGCCGCGCATGGGCGATCTGCTTGATGTATCCGGACTTGTTGCTGTCGAGGCTGTAGGCGCTGCGCCGGGGGCCATCTTGAGTGCAGGCCAGGCTGTAGCGTGGACGATTACCGCCATCCGCGAGATCAATCCAGCCGGAACTCCAATCTGCTATTTCGTGCAGGTGAGGCGATGACGACTCAGAGCTTTGCATCCGACCTGCGCAAGTTTGCTGAGCGCGCAAACAAGTCGCTCGACGATACTTGCCGCGCCGTAGCTATCAAATGGTTTTCGAGTACCGTCATGGGTACGCCGGTCGATACTGGCCGTCTGCGTGGTAATTGGCAGATTACGCTAGGCGCTCCGGCGCAAGGTGTCACCAATCTACTCGACAAGGCCGGAACAATTGTTACTGCAACCATTGCCCAGAAGGTTGGCGGTGTCGGAAAAGTCAATTACCTTGTCAACAACATGCCATATGCTGAAGTTGCGGAATATGGCGGATGGAATGGCCCTACTGATAAAGTGACGGAGTCTGGATTCAGCACGCAGGCCCCGGAAGGCATGGTGCGCATAAACTTTATCCGCATCAAATCCATCATCGAGCAATCAGCAAGGGAGCATCGGGTATGAGATATGCTGATATCCAGTCCGCATTGCTGACCGCTTGGGATGACGGCGCATTTGGCTTGACGACTTACCTGCCTGACCGTAACGAAATGCCGACGACGAACCATGTGCGCTTGGCTTTTATGCCAGCCGTCAACACGCCAGCAACAATGGGAGATGACGGCACAAACGAGGTGGCCGGTATATTCCAGGCAGATGTCATGATGCGAACAGGTCGCGGAAATGGCGAAGCGCTTGAAGTCGTTGACACCATTTGCGCAGCGTTTCCATCGGGCAGACGCCTGGCATATAATGGTCAACAAGTAATCATCTGGGGCGCTGAGCTGAACGGCCCTAAATCCGAAGGCGGATGGCTCCGTGCTACCGTCAGTATCAATTTTGCAGCCTATGTGCGGAGATCGACATGACAGTAGCTGGCGGCAGTCGCGCCCGTTTGGCCTATGTGGCCGAAGTCACCTACGGAACGACCCCGGCAACGCCGTCGTTCAAAACCCTGAACCCTACCAATCACAGCCTGGGCCTTGAGAAAGAAGGCTTCCAATCTGAAACAATCCGCAGCGACCGACAGATTGCTGACTTCCGGCATGGCGTTCGGTCTGTTGCTGGCGACATCGGCACCGAGTTCCGAGACGCCTCGCTGGATGACCTGCTGGAAGCGGTCATGATGGGGACGTGGGCAACCGATGTTCTCAAGTCAGGCACAACTCGCCGCTCGTTTACCATTGAACGCTATTTCGGTGATATCACCCGCTATCGTCGTGCAACCGGTTGCGAGTTCAATACGTTTTCACTCGACTGTCCGGCATCCGGTATCGTTAAGGCAACCTTTGGCGTGATCGGAAACGATGATGCAGGCGCTGGCACGGCTATCAGTGGAGCAACCTACGCCGCTGACCCGAATGACATGGTTATGGATTCCCTGTCTGGTGCGATTACGGTTGATGGCTCGCCTGTGACGGTCATTACCGGCATCAAGTTGTCGCTCGACAACGGTATCCAGAATAATGCTGTCGTCGGTGAAACCACCAAGATTCGCGGCGCTGCTGGCCGGTCGAATGTCACTGGTGAATTGACGGCTTTTTACGAATCGGACACGCTGCTTGATGCGTTCGACACCGAAGCCGAGGTTGCCATTGTCTTCACCCTGACGGATGGAACCGCTACCTATACCTTCACGCTGCCGAAGGTCAAGTTCACCGGTGGCAAGCCGGAAGTCGGCGGTGAGCGCGAAATCAGCATCACGATGCCATTCCAGGCTATCTACAGTTCGTCCGATGCGACTCAACTAAAGATCGAGCGCGCCTGATGAAATCATCCGACCTGTTCACGCGCCCGGTTGCCAATGATGGACGCCGGGTCAACATTCCAGCACCGGACGGCAAGGAAACCGGCGAATGGTTTCACATCCATCATGTGGACTGCGATGCGTTTCGTCAAAAGCGCGCTGATGTTTTCGCCGCCGCTGCCGTCATGGGCAGCAATGCAACCGAGGCTGAACGCGCCAAACGTCACGCCGACGCGCTGCTGGAATTGACGGCATCGACTGTATCTGGCTGGTCACTGGAAGATGAGTTCAGCCAAGAGGCAATGGTAGAGTTGCTGCGCAACGCTCCGTATTTGGCCGACTGGCTTGACCGCAAGGCATCGGACGCAGCTACTTTTTTCGGCAAAGGCTCGACTGCCTGATTGAGCATTGTCGGGCCGAAGCGCGACTTGAACAACCACCGCAGGGCGGTACAGGCAGGTTGCGCGACCATCTGATGAGCGTTTGGCGTCAGACTGGCCGCAAGCCGCGCAAACTCGATACGCCGCCGATACCGGAAGAACTGGCCTACCTGTGGGGCCACTATTGCAGCATCAAGCGGGGCCAGCCGCTATCTTGGCAAGAGGTCAAGGCGTGGTCAGAAATGACCGGCAATCCTCTGCGGGGCTGGGAGGCGGAAACCATCATGCGGATTGAATCCGCCGTACAGAGGGCAATCGCTGATGACAACGCTGGCGGAACTGATACTAAAGGCTGATTACCGGCAGATTGATGGGGCAAGCACTTCGCTCGACCGCTTGACGTCGACCGGTGAAAAGTCCATCGGCATGGTAAACCGTCTGGCCGGTGCGCTCGGAGTGGCGTTTGGTGTCCGTGAAATCATCGAGGCATCCGAAGCCTATACCACCATCAACAACCGCCTGTCGCTGGTAACGGACTCCAGCGAAGAGTTGGCCGCCGCGCAGCAAGACGTTTTTGACATTGCGCAGCGCACAAGATCCCCGCTCAAGGAAACCGCCGAAGTCTATCAGCGACTCGCAACCAATGCCGATGCTTTGGGAATGTCGCTGGCCGAAGTCGGCGACACCACCGAAACCATCAACAAGCTGATGGTGATTTCCGGCACATCAGGCGCATCCGCCGCCGCCGCATTGACGCAGCTTGGACAGGCGTTTGCATCGGGTACTCTGCGTGGCGAAGAACTCAACTCTGTCATGGAACAGGCTCCGGCGCTGGCAAAAGCCATTGCTGACGGCATGGGCGTGACTGTCGGCCAACTGCGGGCGCTGGGTCAGGATGGGAAGATTACTGCTGAATCTGTCGTCAAGGCGCTGAAAGACCAAGGCGCGGCGGTTGACGAGCAATTCGGCAAGATGGCTCCGACCATCGGTCAGGCAATGGCGCAGGCCGGTAACAGTTTCATCAACTACATCGGCAAGGTGAACGAGGCTACTGGCGCATCTGGCGGTTTGGCATCGGCAATCGTCGGCATTTCCAATGCTCTGGACAACGGTATCCTTCAAGAAACGACACGCCTTTTTGCAACGTGGGGAGCATCGTTCAAGGACGCATCTGCCAATGCCGCACCATTGGCCGGAGAACTGAACAACGTAGCAGAAGGCGCAAAGGCTATCGGCTGGTATATCAAGGAAGCATTTATCACGCTTCCCGCCAACGTCAAGGCTATGACAGGGATTGCATCTGTCTGGGTTGCTGACTTCATTGAATCTACCAGTAACAGGTTTACCCGAGCCAAAGAGCGGTGGAACGCCATCTGGACGGATGATACGTGGGAAGAGGCAAATCAGCGATACAAGGAACGCGCAAAAATACTGCAAAGCGCATCCGAGGACTCAATCAGCGCAATCCTTGCGCAGCGCGATGCGGAAATAGCAGCCGGTCAATCCGCCGCAGATGCAGCCGCGCGCGCTGTTCCGATGGGTTCACTTGACGCCAAAGGCGCAGGCAAGGGCGCTGCACAGTCAGCGGCAGATGATGCAAAGAAGTCCAAGGCGCTTGAGGTCAAGGCCATTGAAACTCAGCTTTTGATGCAGGCTGATATTGATGCGCAGATGGAGCGCCGTGCATGGCTTGAGCAACAATTTGCCACTGAGCGCGAAGCCGAAATGCTGCGCTATGAGCAAAAGCTGGCAGATTTTGCGGAATACAAAAAGGCTTTCGGCTTGATCGATGAGGACACAGAGGCGAAGGCAAAGCGCGAGGCTTTGGAGCAAGAGCATCAGGACAAGCTTAACGAGATTGCGCGGAATGCTGCGGCCAAGGACAAGTCAACCCTTGCCTACAAGCTGGGCGCGTCTCAAAAATTCATGAATGACCTGTATACCGCATCCGGCGCGCACAGCAATCGCATGACCAAGATGATTCAGTCGGTTGGCGCTGCGCAGGCACTGGTAAACGCCTATCTTGCCGCATCGCAAGCATTGGCTGATCCTACTGTCCCATTCTTCGCCAAGTTCGCCGCCGTTGCTCAGGTGCTGGCAACCGGCATGGGGTTGGTTAATGCTATCAAGGGCGGCGGCGGTTCTGCTGGCGGTGGCGCGGCTACAACGACAGCGCCAGACACATCCGGCATCAGCAACCAACAATCCGCACCTGTCCGCGCTCAAACCGTTGACGTTCGCATCCAAGGTCGCGGATTGTGGCGTGACGATGATGTTGCTGAACTGATGCAGATAATCGGTGATAAACTCGGAGACGGGGCAAAGTTCGGTCGAGTGGAGTTTATACAGGCATGAGCAGCACATATATCGCCGGATCGATTTCTGACGCAGATAAGTTCCTGCCGCATCTGTTCGTCTCAGATGAGGTCAAGGATGCGACAATGAGTGCCACCAATGCCAGCGCGACCTCGATTGCTGTCCAGACCATGACCACATACAGCCGGTGGACGCCATCGGCAGGCGCGACGATTACCGCAACATTCTCCGGCGCGAAAGCCATCGACTACGCTGCCATTTATGTCACGGCCAGTGCAGGGACGTACACGCTGGAATGGTACAACGGGTCATCCTGGGCGGCGATTGGCTCAGCACTGAGCCGCACCGGAGTTGGTTGCATTGCATGGGTATTCGCATCCGTGAGCGCATCCGCCATCCGCATTGTGTGCAGTTCGACACCGAGCATTGCGGTATTCAAGGCCGGGGCGCGCACTCAAATCCCGGTCGGCATTGGCGTAGGCTATGAGCCATCACTGTACAACCCGACCGAGAAACTTACCAATACTATCAGCGTGACCGGCCAGATTCTGGGGACGCAGATTGAATCAGCACGCATTGAGGAATCGCTCACTTTTGACGTTATTGACCCGGACTGGATTGCGTCGAACTGGATGACCATCCGCAACCTGATGCGAACTGTCGGCGTATTTTTTGCGTGGAACCTGAAGGATTTCAGCGACCATGTGATTTATGGCGCTGTGGTTGGCGATCCGTCCGCGTCGTTCTCGCAAATTGACGCCATGAAGGTATCACTGCGACTGGAAGGGCCGAAGCATGTCATATGACGCGCTGAAAGTAGCGCCAGGCGCTGAACGCATCGACCTTGTGCATATCACGCTTGAGCGTTGTTCGCTGACAAATGGCGCTGCACCTTGCACGGCAAGCAGTACTTGCGTCAATACATGGTCAACATGCCGCGATAAGGTCAACTATGCCGTTGAAACATTCGATGCCAAGTTCTGCACACCTGCCAGTATCATTCCTGACGGATATACGCCATTCCTTCAATCTGCTGACCAAGACTCTGCTGAGCTTGATCCTGAGAACGGATTAGGCAAGCGTGCATCAGTATCGTTCCGGTTTATTGACGCGCCGCATGACGATATAGGCTATGACCCGTATGTGGCGTCGCGCACCTATGACCCCATGCAGCAGGGGACGTTCTGGCCGAAATTCCGCAAACGCTGGCCATTTTATCAGGGCCGGAAGGTGGTCTGGTATCGTGGCTTTGTGCATGAGCCATTCAGCTTGGCTAATTGCAAGGCGCTGGAATACATCGCGGAAGATATTAAGGGATGGGGGCTTGGCACTGTCACGCTGACTGCTAAAGACCCGCTCAAGCTGGCCGACAATGACCGGGCAGAATACCCGCCGCGCTCGACAGGCGTGCTGCTGGACGCTCTGAACAGCACCGGCACACACCCACACATTGACGTTATCACCGACAGGGCAACCGAATACGATATTCAGCCATGGGAGCCGTCGTATTCCGCAGTGCGGATTGGCGATGAGGTTGTCAAATATACGACCGTGGCAACGATAACCGGAGGAGTGCGGTTATCCAGCTTAACATGGGGCGGTTTTGACCAATACGAGACAGTGCGCGAAGAACACAACGCAGGCGATGCTGTTCAGAAATGCGCATATTTCAAAGCCATGCGGCCAATTGATGTTTACCAAGTGCTGCTTGAGGATGGCGCAGGGATTGCGACAGCTTATATCCCGTATTCCAACTGGCTGACAGAGGCTACAACGTGGATTGCAGGATTCCGACTGACACGGCTCGTCTGTGAACCGGAAGGCGTCCGCGATACCATCAAGGAGCTTGTCGGGCAGACATCAACATGGGCGCTGTGGTGGGATGAAGAAACCAGCACGATTCAATACCGTTGCGTCCGTCCGCCTGACTTGGATGAAATCGTCGAAACCATTACCGACGACGAACACATCATCAGCGGAAGTCCCAAGTGCCATGATCAGTCAGAACGCCTGTTGAATGAAGTCTATGTGACAATGGGGCAGCGTAATCCGGTCAAGGGCAAGGAAGAAGTCGGCAATTACCGAAAGGGATTCCTGACAGTAAACGCTGACAGCCAGGGCGCAAACGAGATAAACGGCAGGCGGTCGCTGACCATCTGGGGCCGGTGGCATCCGACCAGCAATGAAGCCGAATTGCAAGCCGTCATTGACCGGATGTTGTTGAACCGCAGCTATGTCCCTGTGCGCATCGAGTTTGATGTAGACCGTAAGGATGATGCTATCCAAACCGGCCAGTTCGTCACGCTGTCATCTTTTGTAGACGTTGACGAGTTCGGCGCGCCGGAGGAAATGATTTACCGCGTGCTGAAAACCAAGCAAGGCAAAGAGCGCGTCAAGTTTACGGCGATTCAGGCGCAGTCGAAACTTGTCGGTCAATTCGGACGCATCGCACCAGATACGTTTGCCGCAGGGACAGAATATATTGATGTTTCCGCAACCGATAAAGCATATTATATGTTCATCGCAACCGATGCCGGACTCCTTGATGGCGGCGTCGCTGGAAAGGTATTGTTATGACTGCACCAACCGCATACACAACGCTGGACTCTGATGATCTTGG